CGCCGAAATTGCCACAATTGAAGGTATACCAAATGACGGTGGGGATCCTAATGCTTCTCCAGAAGTGTCGGGAGACACTTTTTGGATAGATACAGAGCCGGAGATTGTATGGCCATGAGTTCCGTCAGCAACGATGAGCTGGACTGGCTGATCTGGCTGTCTTTGCGCGATCGGGACGGGCATCCGTTTTCTGACCCCAATTTGACGCCTCCTGGCGGGGATTGGGGCGGATCAAAGGCGGCTCGAATTGACTGCAGACTCCAGGCTATGCGCCATGACGGTCGCATCCGGTTTCATCGCCATAGCCCCCCAAGACCCGCCCACGTCCGCGCCCACGGCTGGGAGGTGCTCGGCTGCCCTGGTGCCGGCATCCAGGAGAACGGGCAATTCGACTGGGCCTATGGCTGCGCCGATTGCCTCCGCCGCACCCGGCCAGACCCCGCTGATGGGGTGGTCGAGCCGCCTGAGGTTGTTTTTGATGAATGTGAACTGAGGATTGAGCCATGCTGACCCCTGACCGGTTAATGAACCCCACAACCGAAACCCCACCCCCTGCCGACCGTTTCCGGCTCGGCGACATATGGCGATCTTCTCGCGGGAAGGATTGGCAGGTGGACAAGATCGAAAGCGGAATCGCAAGACTGCGGGCCTTGCATAATCGACACAGCACCCAATGGCGAGGGATTTACGACACCGGTAGAGACACTCCCAACGCATGGGAGCGGATCGAATCTGCCGCTACCCCGTTTGTTTATCCCGACTGAAACCATGACCGACCAATTTCCTGGCGCCACGAAATGGCAACCATCGCCGACTCCGACCGCATGGCCCTGGCGGTGTGCGTTGCGTCGTTGCCTGGTTCAAGCCCATGCAAGACCCCATGCAACGCTTGTCGCCAAAGCTCTGCCGCCACCGCCCATGTCATCGCTCAGCTTCTGCGCGAGCGTCACGGTGGTAGCAGCACCACTGCCGACTGGCTTGATGGGGTCGGGTGCCACCAGCCCGATCCCCCGATCATTGCTTTTGAATGTGAGTTGAGAATTGAGCCATGCTGACCCCTGACCGGTTAATGAACCCCACAGGGGTTGGGTGTCACCAGCACGGGGGGTCGCAGCCCGTTCAGCAGCCATCTCAGATCCGTGATGGCACCACGCCTCGGCAACGGCTCGCCATGGCTCGCTACAAGCGCCAAATTAACCTGCGCATTATTCCACGGCCCGATCCACATTCCCAGCCCAGCCGGCCCCATTCCTGATTGGCGCATCCGCCAGCTTGCGGAGCAGGGCATGATCAGCCCGTTTGAACCGGGGAAGATCCGGCAGGTGGAGGCGCATTTTCCTGGCGCCCCGTGGGACACCTACAGGCGCCCGGTCATCAGCTACGGCACCAGCTCCTACGGCTACGATCTCACGCTCTCGCCTAAGGACTTCCGCATCTTCCGGCACGTCCCTGGCTTGATCGTTGACCCCAAGAACTTTGACGACCGCTGCCTGGCTCACGCAGACCTGTACCACGATGAGCAGGTTGGCGACTATTTCATCCTCCCCGGCCACACCTACAGCCTTGGGGCAGTAATCCCCTACCTCAAGCTCCCGCCCAACGTCACCGCCCAGTTCATCGGCAAGAGCACCTACGCCCGCTGTGGGATCATCGTCAACCTCACCCCTGGCGAAGCTGGCTGGGAAGGTTACCTGACCCTGGAAATCAGCAACTCATCCGGGGCTGACTGCCGCATTTATGCCAACGAGGGCATCTGCCAGGCGCTGTTTTTTGAGGGCCTGCCATGTGACAACGCTTACGGCGAGGGCAAGTACCAAAAGCAGGCGGCTGGCGTGACATTGGCGAGGGTCTGACGGCCTGCTGCCCTTCTCAATCCGCAGCAATGGCTTATGATATGGCTGTGGGGGGAGGGGCAACTCTCTCCCCGGTCACTATTCGCCATCACCAGAACCTGTGTCAGTCGGCGGTCGTCCATCCAAACTCACCGCCGAACTGGTGAAGGCCGCACGATTGGAAGCGGAGCACGGCTTTCCTGTTGCATTGATCGCTGACCGACTTGGGGTTGGCCGTTCAACCGTCAGCAACTGGATAAAAAATGCAGACGCCAAGGGTGAAGACAGCCTTGAATACAAGTTTCGGGAAGCCATCTTTCTGGCAGATGCTGAAAAATGTAAAAACCTTCTGTCAGGATTGCAGGCTGCAGCCGCCGGAGATCCAGCCAATGGAATCTCGCCAAATGCCTGGGCGGCAACCTGGCTACTGACCCATCACCCCAGGCTGCGCGATCACTTCAGCGATGCCGCCGCTGAACGTCGCACCGAACGCAAGACCGTCGCCGCCGTGGTTGATGCCATTGCCGCCGCTGGCCTGACGTCGGAGGATGAGCGCCGGGTGATGCTGCAGATCAATGCCCGTGGGCTGGAAACACCTGAGGTTCAAGGGGAAGGATGAACGATCACGCAAACCGGATCGCAAAAGCTGCGCAAGCCCGTAAGTTCATCGGGCAAGTGGTTAGGTGGTGGCCACTCCGTTGGGGCAGTGCATGGGCCGCAAATGGCACCTTGCGGGAAGTGGCAGGAAGAAACGTCTTGATTGATCACGATTGGAAATGGCTGCCTGACATTTATATGGAGCCACTGCCGCAATCTGTGGAGGGGGAATGATGACCAACCCAACCCCATCCCGTGGCCGGTTCATCGTTCTGGAGGGGATCGACGGCTGCGGCAAGACCACCCAGCTGGAGGCCCTGCGCCAATGGCTACCTGGCAGTGGCCTGCTGCCCCCTGGTGCTCGCGTGATCGTGAGTCGAGAGCCTGGGGGAACCGCCCTGGGCCAGGCCCTGCGGGAGCTGCTGCTGCACCCTCCCGACGGAACTGCCCCGGTGCCCCGTGCAGAGCTGCTGCTCTATGCAGCCGACCGTGCCCAGCATGTCGAAACCGTCCTCTGGCCCGCGCTGGAGCGGGGGGATTGGGTGCTGTGCGATCGGTTCACCGGATCGACGGCCGCGTATCAAGGTTATGGCAGGGGTTTGCCCCTGGCTCTGATTGACACGCTGGAAAGCCTGGCCACAGGCGGTCTGCAGGCCGATCTCACTCTATGGCTGGATGTCTCCCTGGCCGAGTCGATTCGGCGCCGCGGCGGGCAAGCGGCCGACCGCATCGAGGGGGAAGGGTGGGAATTCCTGTTTCGCGTGAGCCGGGGGTTTGCCGTCATGGCCGGCCAGCAGGGATGGACCCGCATCGCGGCAGAACACGGTGAGGCTGCTGTGACGATGGCCTGTCGCCGCGCCATGGTCCGTACGTTTTGGGGGCGTGCATGACCCCCGACCTGGTGCGCACCGTCCTGGCCCGCCGCCCGTGGGTGCCCTCCAACACCCTGCTCGATTGCCTTGACCTTGCCGCCTGGCTGGCCCCGCGTATCGCTGCCGGCCTGACACCACATGTCGCCATGTCTGAATTGACAACCCGCTGGGGCTGTCCGCAGTTTGAGGCAAGCCGTCGCATGGCGGATCTGTTGGCTGCCCAATTGATTGATGCCAGCCACCACCCAGGGCAAGCCGCCTACTGGGCCGTGCATCGAGTGGGGCCGGCAGCGTGACGCCCGCAACACAGCCGCCATGGCTTGAGCCCGTGGTCAAGATTGTCACCGGGTTTTACACGTTTAGAGAAGACGCCCATCTTCCCTGGAGTGAATACTATGAAAGTGCAGGCGCGGACGCCCCCTTTTACATTTCGCGGGACGCATTTGAAAGGGTCGGCACACCGGATGGTCCTTGGTGCATTGGTTACCGCCATTACGGGATGGATGTTGAGGCAGGGCAGGTAATCACAAAAGACAAGGCGCTTGAGCTGCTATCGGATGACCTGCAGTCAATTGCCAAAAAACTGGACGATCTATTGCCATACTTTCATCGCTGGTCCTACCAGATACAGGCCGTAGTGGTTTCGCTGGTGTTTGATCAGGGGTTTGATGCTTTCCGAGGGTCCGCATTAGGGAGGGAAATGGCGACGACTTGGTATGGCTGCAAACAACCCATGCGTTGCTATGAAGAATATTTTGAAAAATATTTTGGCGAGAAGGATACGCATGGAAAGCGGCTTTACCACGCTCATTTAGATTTATTTGACCAGTTACGGGAGTTCCGACGCGCCGAAGACAAGGCAAAACGTGAAGCTAAACGCATCGCCAAACGGGTCGCGTTAAAGGCAAAGCGCGAGAAAGCTACCCAACCGCATCGGTCATGCTTGGCGGTTTGGCGCCTTGGCCAGCGCGACAAGCTGCGGCGGATTGGGGTGGCCGCGTGATCGTCCGCGCCCCCACTGCCGCCGCACGCCTCGCGGTGCTGGAATTGGAGCGCACCGAAGCAGCACACACCCGCCTAGACATTCCCGCCACCCTCGCCCGCATCCGTGACGACCTCCATGGTGGGCAGGTTGAGCTATTTGACGACACCACCACCCGTGAGATCGGCGTGGCCGCTGGCTACGGGGCAGGGAAGACCCTTGGAGCCTGCGCTAAAGCCTTTCAACTCGCCGTGCTCAACCAGGGCTTCATCGGCTGCGTGTTGGAGCCCACGGGGCCGATGTTGCGGGACATCTGGATCAGGAAGTTTGACGACTTCCTGGATCATTACGGCATCCCCTACACCTTCCGCGCCACACCCCTGCCCGAGCACGTCCTCCACCTGCCCGAAGGTGATACGCCCGTAGTTGCCCGCAGCTTTGAGAACTACAAACGCATCGTCGGTCCTGACTGGGCATGGGCGCTGATTGACGAGGTTGACACCGTGCAGGAGTACATCGCCGCACGGGGCTACGAAAAGATCCTTGGCCGGATCCGGGTCGGTCATGTCAGCCAGATTGTTTCCCTGTCAACTCCCGAAGGATTCGTCTGGCATTACAAGACGTTTGGCACCGTGGAAGCCCAGGGCGATCCTGGCAAGCGGCTGATCAGGATGCGCACTCAGGACAACCCGCACTTGCCTGACGCCTACTTGGACAACCTGCGCACCCGCTACACCGGGCCAATGCTTGTGGCCTACATGGATGGCATCTACGTCAACCTGAAGACTGGTCAGGTATACGACCGATTCAGTCGTGATCATCACGTCAAGCCCCTGCCCGATGGGCTGCGGGACACCGATCAGATTTTGGTTGGCATTGACTTCAACGTGGGCAATATGTCCGCCGTCCTACTGGTAGTGCGTGGCCGGATCGTTCATGCCTTCGCCGAGATCATGGGCGCCCATGACACCGACGACATGTGCCGCAAGATCCGCGAGCGGTTTCCTGAGCGTGCGATCTGGGCTTATCCCGATGCGAGCGGCGCCAACCGCAGCACCAACGCCAGCCTCTCCGACATCGGGATCCTGAAGTCTTACGGCTTCATCAACTACGCACCTGATGCCAATCCCCCGGTACGTGATCGGGTCAACGTGGTGCAGGCTCTACTGCTAAATGCCAAGGGCGAGACGCGGTTCTATATCACCGAAGACTGCCCACGGCTAATTGAGGCGCTAGAGCGCCAGGGCTACAACGAACAAGGTGAACCGGATAAGAAGACCGGTTACGACCACCCCAATGATGCCGTCGGCTATCCCCTTCACCGACTGTATGCCGCTGAGCTGGGCTACGGTCCTGGTGGTCCCATGCGTGTCACCACCGCCACCTACGGCCATGGCGCCGCCGCCCCACCACCACGGGAACCGGTGCCTAGGAGATCGCCTATCCCCGGCTTTCGATAACCACTCCCTTACTCAACACCCATGGCAAAGCCCTGCAGCCACAACCAAATCAACCCTGCGGCGATGTTCCGCGCTTTGGGCGACGTAGCCGAGCGTTTCCGGTGCATCGAGTTTAACTTTCAAGGTATAACTGATTTTGATGTTCTACGTTCGCTTGGGGCACCCGAGCAAGTGGTAACCAATGGT